TTAACCGTCCCGCTTGAGCGTGAGTGCGATCGGAGATGTGGCGCGGAACCGGCCGTAGATGGTCATCAGGGTACCAACAAGCGTGCCCACGGCCTGGATCGCCTCCACAACGTGGCGGCCCGCGTCCTGCACGAGCTGGCCGCTCACATCCACGCCCGTCACGGGGGCAAGCGCGGGAAGCGTGGTTGAAAGGATGGTCACGATGGTGCCCCAGATGGTGATGGAGTGCCCCCACCATTTGGTGCCTGTTGCGTCAGTCGATTTCGTGCTCATGGCTGGTTCTCCTGTAGGCTTTCGGTTTGCTTCGTCGGTGGTGAGCTGGCGGGCGCGGGCGAGCGTTGTATCGACGCGGCGAAGCCAGCCGCGGCCGAAGCGCCAGAAGTGAGGGAGCGCGCGGTAGCGACGTCTGCGGATTGCCGCGTAGATTTCGAGAGTCTCGATGACGGGCGCTGCTGCGATGGCGGCGCGCGTCTCCGGCCCGATCTCTCCGTCGACACCGGCGCCGACCGCTTCCTGCAGACAGCGCGTAGCAGCGCCGACGCCGTGGTTCACGGCGGCGTCGAAGTGCATGAAGGCGAGCGGCGCAGGCAGGTCGGCACAATCGGCCAAATCCCAGTATCGACGTCGGTAGATCTCGGTCACGGTTTCTGAGGAGATCGCTTTGAGGTCGCGGACGAGAGCGTCGCGATTGGCGGAGGTCAGTTTCTCCTTCCGCCAGGCCGCAAAAACTGCGAGCGTGATACCGAAATTCGTGGGGCCGCCGGGGTCGTGCGGATCATCCGTGAAACGGCCTTCCATCTCGAGCACGTGTTCGAGAGAGCGATCGAAACCGGATGTGGCGCTTGGTACCTCAGGCGCCGTCGCCGTCTTTGCCGGTTCGCTTCCCGCATCGGACGGCCACCGCAGCGAGAGAAGCCTGCTCTTTGGATAGCGCACGACGGAAACGGCATTGCTCTGGTTGCCACCGAGAAGCAGAATGTCTTCGTCCGTTTCCGCGAGCCAGAACCCAACGTGTCCTTTGGTCGGATCGTTGCCGCGCCTGAATACAGCGATCGCGCCTGCGCGCGGCTTTTCGAGTTGCTGCCCCCAGTCGAGATACGACCGCGCGAGCAACGATCGCGTCGAACGGATGCCCGCACGCTCCAGGCATGCCCCGCAGAATGCGGCGCACCAGGCGACCTCATCGCTTTCTATCTGCGCATGACCGACCTCGCGAAAGAGCTCGATGATGCGCGGGTTCTGGCGCCTGCCTGCATATTCCGCCTGGCCAAACTCGCGCCAAGCCTCGGCAAGCCACCGGGCGTCATTCATTGCAACCTCGTTTTCGGGATATGTCAGACGTTCGCCAACTTTGGCGTGCCGCGGCCGTAAGCGGCGCTCATCTGGTAGACGGCAACCGCGATGCTACTCTGGGCCGTGCCGAAGTCCGCCGCTTGATCGGCGGCTGTGTAGGTGCAGGTCGGCGACGAGGACACGATTGTGCGCACGACATCCGATCCATCGATGACATCTATCTCGTAGCGCTCGGTCTCTTCCGACAAGGGTACGTCCGCGCCATCCCAACTGTCGCCGCCGATGCGCGTGCGGCGCAGCCAGGTCAGCGTCACGTCGCCTCCGCCGGATCGCGTCGCGCGCACGTGGGCGGGAGAGAGCGGCTTCAGGCCCCTGCCAGCGAAAGCATGTGTCGACGCTCCGTATGAGCGGTCCGCGATGTCACGATTGGCCGGACCATAGCGCCAGTTGAGCGGCAACCTCACCTCGCCCGGCGCCATGCTCACGCGCGCCAACTCTCCGCCGAGCATCACGAACGAAGCTCCCGCCGGCACAGGCGCGCGCATTTCGCGTTCCGTGCCGCCTTGTCCGCGCAAGAGGTTTGAAAGCTCGTATGTGCCCTCGCCGACCAGCGTTGCGGCCTGGAACTGGATGACTTCCCATCCGCCATCCGCATTGCGAACAGCCGCCGCATTGGCGCCTGCAAGAAGCTGCAAGTCGGTGACGGACGCGAGCTCCCCGTTTGAAAGCTCAACCCTCAGCCGCGTCGCGCGATCGATGACCGCGAGCGGGCCGGACGGCAATGCGTTGATCGTCGTTCCGAGCACCGCAGGCGCCGTCGCCCGCGCGCGCGGCACGTATCCTGTTTCCTCGGGCGAGCCATAGAGAGCGACGCCGCCCGGCCAGGGGATCTGGAAGGCCGCGATGTAACCTGCCTCGGGTGGCTCGTCGCCGCGCAGCAGCGGCAGATCGAGAAATTCGACGTGCGGCGTTCCATCGAACACCACAGGTCCTTCGTCGATGTCGCGTGGGCGAGGAACAGCTCCGTCATAGACCTCGGGATCGATGCTACGTCCCTCGACCTCGCGCGTGCCGTGATCGCCGATCTCGGTGATGCGCACGAGCGTCGTGCTTCCATCCTTCTCGATTGTGATGAGGTCGCCGGGTTCGATCGCAAGCGCGCTTGGAGGCAGATTGAAGCGTGCCCTTTCGCGCGATGCCCAGGTTTCGAACAACCAACTGTCGGCGATCTGCGACGCGCTTTCCGCTTCGAGCACGATCGGCAATTCCGCACGCGCGACGCGGCCGCTTGCTCCGGTCAGGCGCCGAGCCTCCGCCACCGCCTGTCGATAGTCTCCGCTCGCCGTGATATGGCTGACCTTGGCGGACGCGGGAAGATCCGTCTCCTGGCTTCGCGTAAGCGTCAGAAGTGCGTCGCCCGCGCGTTCCTCCACGAGGTCTGCTTCCGAGAGCGTCAGTACCGGCGGCTCGAGGCCGCGATGGCGGAAGCTGATCTGTCCGTCGCTTTCCACGCTGTCGAAGAAATAGGCCAGCTCGAGCGGTTCGAGGGCATCGCGCGGCGACATCAAGCGATCGATCACATATCCCTGGATCAGGCCAGCAAGGCGGCTCGTGTCATAGGCCGTGATGCCGTAGTCGGCGAGGATCTGCCCCATCAGAGCGGCGAGCGGAGCGGCGGAGAAGCGGCCGTTCAGCCAATGACCGAAACGCCAGTTCTCGCCGTCGCTCCAGATCTCCAGGTTGTAGGGAAACGCTGGATAGGGCCGGGCATCCCAGCAATACACGTGGATGCGCGAGAGATCGACCATCCGCTCGCCCGTCACCGACGAGACGGGATTGGTGTCCGGAAGATAGCTCTCGCCCGCCGGATCGAACGCGCCGATCAGCGCCTTAAGAAACCGGCGCTGGATGAGGTCGTCGCGGATGCCGCGCGAGAAGTACGGGAAAGCAGATTCCGAGCTCTTCGGATCGACGAAAACGTTGGGCTGGTTCGCTCCCTTGTCGACCGCAGGGCAGCCGATCTCCATCAGCCAGAACGGCTTCGATTGCGGAACCCATGCGGTCGGTGTGCCGCTCGGCGTGCCGCCGGGACGATTGTAGTGCTCGTTCTGCCACCAGGACTTGATGTCCTTGTAGCGGTAGATCCACGGCGTGCCGTGGCCGTCGGTGATGGGCGAGCGTACCTGCGCGTCGCGGTCTTCGGTGTTGGCATAGTACCAATCAAAGCCCTCGCCCGACGTGACGTTGGCTCCGAGGTAGGCTTCGTCGTAGATGGAGCGCGTGCCCGTTAGATAGTCGAGATGCGTCGTGCCATCGCGCCAATCGGAGAGCGGCCAATAGCAGTCGATGCCGATGGCATCGATCGACGACGACGCCCAAAGCGGATCGAGATGAAAATACACATCTCCCGATCCGTCGCCCGGTTGGTGTCCGAAGTACTCGGACCAATCGGCCGCGTAGAGGACCTTGGTGCCGGGACCGAGGATGGTCTTCACGTCAGCGGCCAGCGCCTGCAGTGCCGAGACGAACGGATAGGTCGCAGCAGCTGACCGCACCCACGTCATGCCGCGCATCTCGGTGCCGATCACGAACGCGTCGACACCTCCCGCGGCCTTCGCGAGAGATGCGTTGTGCAGCACCATGCGCCGGAACGACCATTCGTCAGGGCCGGAATAGAGCACACGCTCGCCGCTCACTGCGAAATCGCCAATGGCGGCCGTACCGACGAACGCGGCGATCTGAGTTGCGGCCGCGCCCGTCTTGTCAGGGGTGTCCGGTTGACCCGGCGCAGGGTCACACGTGATGCGCCCACGCCAGGGATAGGACGGCTGGGACGACGCTCCGCTGTAAGGATCACTCAGGCTGTTGTCTTCCGGCACGTCCATCAGGATGAAGGGCGTGAAAACAACACTCTTCCCGCGCTGCTTCAGATCCTTGATGGCCTGCACGACGGAGGCATCGGACGGCGTTCCGCCATAGGACGGGCGCCCATCCTTCGTCGACACGCGGTAAGCATCGAAGCGTTCGACGCCGGCAACGCTCCATGACACGGGCGTCGTGTTCTTGGTGTAGGTCTCGACGCCCGGCTTGATCTCGCAGTGATCGGCGCGGAGATCGGTGCCGAACCAGCTCACGATGAGAGAGATCGAATTCGCATTCGGAAGCGTCGCTTCGAGCTGATCCAGCGATACGTTCCAATCGCTGCCACCCTGAAGCGTGTGCACGTTCTCGGCTTCGCCAACGCCGGCGCGACGTGTTCTTGTGACGGGGGTCGTTGCATACACGAACTCGCCCGATCCCGGGATCAGGACGATGCCTCGGATCTCCTCTCCGAACGGCTCGACCGTTCGATAGACCTCGAACGAGAGCTGAGGAATGCGATTGCCGAAATCTGCGAGCGGCATGTCCTCGAACAGGATGTAGGCGAGGCCGCGATACGCAGGGGCGTTCGCCGCGCCTTTGTGCGCGACGATCTCGCTGTCCGGAAGCTGCTCCTCCGTTCCGCGATAGACGCGGTATGTCATGCGCGACAGATCGATCTCCGCGCCGTCCGCCCACACGCGACCGATGCCGCTGATCGTGCCCTCACAGAGCGCCACGGCGAAGCTTGCGGAATAGCGGTATTCGGTCGTTTCGGTTTCCGGAGCCTTCGCGCCACCGCCACCTTTTCCGCCGCCGCCGGAGCGCGTCGTGACGATACGCTCGCGTACGTCGTCGGCCCAGATGATCTGTCCGCCAAGGCGTGCGCGGCCATAGAGGCGCGGGATCGGCGCGCCTTCCGTCGACGTGCTGACATGCAGGTTTGAAAGGCGCGGCCCTTCGCTTCTGCGGCGCGGGCCGGATGCACCGAAGAGCGCATTGTCGATGTAAGATCCCGCGAATGCGCCGACCTGGCTGCCGATGGCGGCGCCGGACAGCGTGAGACCGAGAACGGAGACGCCGGTCGGAAGCAGCGCGCCGCCGGCTGCGGCGCCTGCTACGGCAAGTGCAAGAGTTGCCATTACGCTTCGATCCCCGGAAACACAAAGACTGCTGCAAGACGGCGTCGCCAATAGGCGGACAGCGGCACTTCCGCTGCGCGGCGATCCTCAACGGCGTGCACCATCGTCGTTGGTGTCGAGAGGATGCCGGCGTGCTTTGCGATCGCGCCCTGCTTCATTCGAAAAATGAGAACATCGCCCGGTTTCGCTTCCTCGATCACGCACGAGCTCATGTGGCGTATCGCGGCCTCGATCAGTGTCTCGGTGCCGTTCACTTCGCCCCAATCGCGCGAATAACCCGGCGCCCTCTCCGCTTCTTCGCCGTAAAGATCACGCCAGACGCCGCGGATCAGACCGAGACAATCAGCGCCAATGCCCTTCGCGCTTGCCTGATGGTGATAGGGCGTGCCGATCCACGTGCGTGCCGCCGCAACGACGGCCTCGCGCGATTTGTGAGCAACGATTTTCATCTGCTGTTCTGATCTGCGCTTCAGCGCGCCTTGGAACCCGGACGGCTGACGACCGTGAGGAAATCGTTGCCGGGCATGTGCGGAAAGCCGCGGAAGTTTGCGACATTGGCAAACTTCGCCTGGCACGTGCCGACGCGCTTGTCGCAGCCTGCCGTGACAACGAACGTCTGGCCTGTCGCGAGTGGCAGCCGCGCCCTGCTCCACAGTTCGATGGTGACGACATCGGCGGCTTTGGCGTGCTGCTTGATCTCGATCGACTGACCCTCGGCGGCGCCGGATGTGAACGTCAGCAGTCCATGCGTGAACCATCCGTTCGCGAATGCGCCGATCCCCGCAACCGTGAAGCGTCTCGGGCTCGTGACTTCGACGAGTTCACCCGTGCTGCGAAACGCCGGATCGTCGAGGTCGATGGTGCAGCGTTGATCGCCTAGGTCTGCGTCGCAGGAATATTGATACAGGCGGCCTTTCGGCTCCTGCAGCGTGTGCGCGAGACCGCGCACCTCGGCTGTGAACGCGGCTCCTGCGCGTTTCACCTCACCCAAATTGCCGCTGCGCATCAGAACGCGATCTTCGGGCGAAGCCCAATTAACGCGGTAGATCTCAACGACCGCGTTGTCGTAGATGCCCGCTGCGAGATCGGCTTCAGAGAGACGTTCCGATGTCATAGCGCTCGTGACTTCGAGGTTATCGACGCTGAAGCCGACGGAGTCGCGGATCTCGCTGGCGCTCATGCCTGCGGCGGCTTCGAACAGCGTTTCGCCGAAGGTGATGTCGCGATCGTGGTCAGTGAACCCCTGGCGCATGCCGTCACGGCGTGTCAGGCGCCAGCACCAGCACAGCGTCGTGGCACCGGAGGCGATATGCGCTGCAAGAGCGGTTGAAAGCTGCTTCACAGGCGGATCTCGACAATCGGAATGTTGGGAATAGCGCCGCTCGCGAAGCCTGACAGGTTGATGTCGAGCTTGTCGGTGTCAAAGCGGACAGGCACGTCGAATTCGAAGCCGGCGGTTACGGCGTCGCTCGCATCCGGCGCTTGGCCGCTTTCGAAGACGACGAGCCCGGTTGCGACGTCCAGCGTGTAGTGCGTGCCGAGTGTTTTTGGGCTGCCATCGACCGCGATTTTCACCGTACCCGCGACGGGCTTTTTAATGTCGCGTGCGTAGGGCGCGTGGGCGGAGCCATAGATCTTCTTGAGTTGGAACGTGAGGCGCTCGCCGTCTCCTAGTCCGATCACCTGGTCGAGAGCCGTCGTTGCTATACCGGGAGCCGACGATTTCCAATCCGCGTGATCGCGCCATCGGAAGCCGTGAAAGCGGCCACGGCGCTCTTCGAAGAATGCGATCACCTCGTGCAATGCGTCGAGTGACGTCACGCCGTAGCCTGCGTTGTAGCTGCGGCGCGAGTCTGCCCAGCGGCTATTGCGTTCCTCGAACCCGGAGCCGAGCACGACGACATCCGTGCGCCGCTCGGGGCCGCCTTGCGCACCGCGCGAAATGTTCGTCGGAAAGCGGATCTCATGAAAGCTCACGCGGCTCGCTCCTTACAGGTTGCGCTGGCCAAGAGAGACGGCCCGCGACAGCATGGCTGCAAGCTGCGTCTCCGAGCGCATGAAGCTTTCGGCATCCTGCGCCGTGACGTTGAACGTTACGTTCACGCCGGCGCCACCGCGTGCCGCGACGCCGAGACGGCCGTCCGGGCCACGTGCCAATGGCATGATGGCTTCCGCGCCGCGTTCGCCGGCAATGCCGTGTCGACCGCCTGCGAGGGGAAATGCGATCGGGCTTTGAATGACACCGCCGGACGCGAACGGAACGGGCATGCCCTGCTGCACGACGCCCCCCTTTGCGAACGGCATGCCGCCAGAAAGAAGACCCGTTACCAGATTTCCAAACCCTTGCTCGAGCGGGCGCAGGGCGGCCTTCAGAACGATGTCCGAGAGCCTGAGCGCCAGCGAGCGCAGCACGTCGCCAACGTTCTTGCCTTTGATCGCGATGCTGTCGAACGCGCCAACCAGCGCACTCGAGAACTGGCGGCCTAGCCCGGCGGCGCGGCGCAACTCCGTCTGCAAGGACGACGTGTCGGCGTTGACGGCGACCGTCCACGTTTCAATCGGGGCATTGGGCTCTGCCATATGTGTACTCCTTACGTGTCCGGAAATCTGTCTCTCAGCGCGTCAAGCTCTCGGCGTGTGGGCGGGCGCTCGTTGAGTGAGGTGCCGAAGCGTCCGCGTATCGCGGCATCGAGCTCCGCCAGTGTCAGGCTCCAGAAGGCGCGCGGCTCCAAACGCAATAGGCCGAAGCCCATGGCCATCACGTCGTCCCAGGGAAAGGGCCGGGAGATTGCCCCTCCACTCCTGGCGCTTGCTCACCCGGCTTGGCCGCGAACGTGGCGGACAGAAGCCGCGCGACGATGTCGACGTATCCCGCCGCTCCCCCTTCGGTGCGCATGGCGGCGACGGCGTGGTCGCTGATGTCGTAACCCGCGCCGCGCAACCCAGCGCCGATGATGCGCTGACAGTCGCGCGCCGAGATGCGCCCCTTTTCGAAGCGCGTTGCGAGCGCGAGCATGTCCTCGTCTCCGAACGCGCTTTCGAGGCCCGCGAGGGCGCCAAGCGTGAGGCAGAGCGTATAGGGCTTGCCGTCGAGTACGGCGTCGATCTCGCCGCGATGCCGATTGGCCATGCGTTTTCCTTTACGCTGCGTCGAATGTGAGCTGGCCGGCGGATTCGAGTGCGAGCTCGAACGCCACCTCGCCGTCATGCCGTCCTGTGAGTTCGAACGACGTGATCTGAAACGGGCCAGCCACGGTACCGAAGTCTGGAACGACGACTTGCCAGTCGCGGATGGTGCCTGCGAAGACGTAGCTGCGGATCAGCTCGTCGGAGGCCGCATCCTTGAAGATGCCAGAACCAGATAGGCGTGCGCTTTTGGCTCCCGCGCCTGCCAGCAACTCCCGCCATTGCCCGGCGCTTTCCTGATGCGTGACGTCCACCGTTTCGGCATTGAAGGCGATGGCGCGGGCGCGCAGTCCCGCCACGGTTGTGAAGTCGCCTTCTCCGTCACTGTCGACCTTGAGAAGGAGATCCTTGCCTTTTTGGGCAGCCATGAGTTCGATCCTTTTGAGCTAGAGTTGCGGCTCGGTCAGAGCGCGGAAGCGTGCGATGCCTTGGTACGTTTCGCCGTCGGAGCCGCGGACGACGTCGCTCGTCTCGTGGCGAAGGCTCACGAGGCGTTGACCTTCCGGCGCGATGGCGGCCTCGTGCAGCGCGCCACGGATGGCTTCGAGAACAAGGTGCGCCTCGCGTTCGCCGCCGGCCTTCGACCAGACGCGAAGTGTGATCAGGTGCTCGCTGCCGGTCTCGGTCCCCGTGCTCCAGTCGCGCGTCGTGCTCGGACCGAAGGCGACATAGGGAAACGGAGCACCGCGCGGCACTTCATCGTAGACGCGTGCGGCGCCGAGAAGCGCGATGAGCATCGTGTCGGCTGAGAGAACGCCATAGATGGCTTTCTGCAGCTCCCATGCCGGGCTTGCCATGGCTACCTCTTTTCGATGTTTGCTCGGTCAGCCTGTGCCTCGTTGACGACAGCGGATCTTGCGGCCGCGCCCCCCAGCATTTCCTCCGTCGCGCGGCGTCTGATCTCAGCCAGGCGTGCATCGACGTGCATCTGCCCCGCGTCGCGAACCTGGACTGACACCTTCATGCGACGCGCTCCTCGACTAGACAGCGCAGGAAGCGATGACGCTCGCCGGTATCAATCGCGGCACGAATCTCGAAGACGCGCGAGCCGAGCTTGAAGCGCATCTCAGGCAGCACGCCTGTGCGGTAGCGGAGCCAGATCTCGTGGCTGACGCGGCCGTGCATGCCATCGGCGGCGGCAACCTCCGTTCCGCCTGCGGGCACGATCGCGCCCCAGACTTCCGCGATGAGCGTCCAGGAGCGCGACACGCCACCGCCGCCGTCCGGCGTCGACAGCGGCGCTTCCAGCGCGAGGCGGTGACGCAGATCTCCAATCGATACGCTCACAGCCTCACCTCGCGATAGGGCTTCAGGAGTTCCGACACCGATGCTGGGATCGCTGCCGCTGCCGAGCCGATCTCGAGCGGATCGCGGTGCTCATACCAATGCGCCACGAGCAGCAGGATGGCGTGGCGGATGGGCTGGGGAATATCTTCCGCCTCGTCGCCAATGCCTGCTGTGAACTGGATCTCGATGCCGTTCGCTCGCGTCTTCGGCTGCAGCCAGCTTCCGTTGCGCGGAATGAGACGCGGACGCAGCGCCTGGCCGTCGAGGGTGTAGTCGGCATCGGAAACGAGAACGGGCACGCCATCATCTCCTGCCACCGACACCGACGTGATGCTCTGGATCGGGCGCAGCGGAAATCTCACCTCGCCGGCTTCGGGCCAGCGATCGAACGTCAGCCGCCATTCCTGCGTGATCAGCGCGAGCCCCATCGCCGCTTCGACGTGGAGACGCGACGTCAGAATAAGGCTTGCGATCAGGACATCCTCGGCCGAGCCGTCGATGCGCAAATGGGCCTTCGCTGCGGCGACCGTCACCGGCTCCTCGGCGGGACCACTCATTAAAGTGAGGGCCATGTTTCTCTCTCTTGTTGCTCTCCCCCCAACGAGCGAAGCCGCCGGGAGGGGGGACCCGACGGCTTCGCTCTCACCGGCGGGAGGGAGGAGGACCGCCGGAAACTCGATTGCGCTCACGCGCCTGGTCGCACGCCTTACGGCGTGCTGGCGCTCCGCGGGGGCGCGGCCCACCGCGGGTCGCCTTGCTCCCCGGCTGCTTTCGCAGCCGAAGATGAGTCGCAGGTCTTACTCCTCGAACTTGAGGAGCTTGATGGCTGCGAAATCCTGCACGCCGCCACCGACACGCTTGGTCGTGTAGAAGAGGACGTACGGCTTCGAGGAGTAGGGATCGCGCAGCACACGGATGCCGACGCGATCGACGATGAGATAGCCGCGCCGGAAATCGCCGAAGGCGACGGAGAAGCTATCGACCGCGATGGCCGGCATGTCCTCAGATTCGATGACCGGGTATCCGAGAAGTTGCGACGGCTCGCCCGCCGTGGAGGCCGGTTGCCAGATGTAGTTGCCGTCGTCGTCCTTCATCTTGCGAATGGCGGCCTGTGTGCCGCGATTGAAGAGGAAGGTGCCGTTGGCGCGGTAGCCGGCCTTCAGCGTGTAGATGAGGTCGATCAGCTTGTCGGCCGGATCGCTCGCGGGGAACGCCGCGTCGACGCCTGTCTTGATGAAGCCGATGTTGCCCCAGCTCCAAGAGCCATCCGCGACCTTGGTGTAGTCGAGGAAGCCCTTCGGCTTGTTGGTGCCGTCACCCGACACGAAGGCGGTGCCTTCCTGCTGGGCGAAGGTGTCGCGCACTTCTTCCGCGATCCACTCATCGATGTTGACGGCGCTGTCGTCGAGCAGCGTCGCAGTCGCTGCCGGCATGGCGTAGAGTTCCATGGTCGGGAACGAGAGCTCGGCCAGCGTCGGCGTATTCGTCTGCGTGCGCGAGGCGGTTTCGGCGACCCAGCCATACGCGAAGCCCGTGGTTGCGAACGGCTTCTTGTAGACGGATCCCGACACCTGCCGCACCGACGCGATGGAACGCATCGGGGAGATGTCCTTGAGCGACGACATCACCGTGCGTTCCGTCTCGGGCGGAACGAGATAGCCGCCATCCGCGCCGGAGTTGGTAGACACCGCGAGCGCCTTGGCTTCGAGGCGCGAGAGGTTCGCGCTCTCACCCTTCCGGACGTAATCATCGAAGGCGCGGCGGTGATCGCGCACGGCGGCGGTTTCGAACGCGCCACCGGCCAACTGCGGACGCTGGGCCTTGACGGCCAGGCGATCCGCGACGCGTTTCGTTTCATCGAGTGCACGATCGAGGCGCGCGAGCTTGTCGTCGATCAGCGGGTCGGCCGACGACCACCGCTCGAGATCCGCGAGACGATCGTCGTTCGTTTCCTTGTACGCCTCGAAGGCGCGCATGAAATCCTCGAAGGCGGCGCCTACGCTGCCGCCGGCCTTCGTCTCGAGACTTTGGATCTCGCTGTTCGTGTTGTCTGTCATGGGGAAGTCCTTCTTGCTTTCGCGTGTTGCATGTCAGTGGGTGCGAAGGTTGTGTGCGGCACGGCGCATGAGCGCCGCCAGGCGTGCCTCCTCGCTCCGACCGTCTGTTGAACCTTGGCCCGCATCCCGCAGGGCCTTGAGGCCGGAGAGGCCCGAACGCATCAGCGCGCGAGCCTCGTTTCGCGTCAGCCCAGCATCCCGCGTGAGCCAGCGTTCGAATTCGCGTTCGGTCGGCGGTGCCGATGCGAACGGTTTTGTCTTGGTGGACGTGATCCGCGCTTCGGGCAGCAACGGGAACGTCACGATCGAGATTTCCCAGAGGTCGATCTTCTCGAGCTGGCGCACGCCGCTCGCGCGATCGCGGCGGGCCTTTACCGTCTTGAAGCCGATCGAGAGACCATCCAGCGCGCCGGCCCGCATCAGAGCCATCACCTCGCGCGCCTTGCCGACCTCGCGCATCAGGCGGCCGTGGGCATAGAGACCGCGGCTGTCTTCTTCGAGGGTGGTCCAGATGCCGATGGGCTGATTGGCGTCGTGCTGGAAGAGCAGCTTGATGCCGCGTGCGCCGCGCTTCGCCAGGCTATCGCGGAATGCTCCCGGCAAGACGACATCGCGTCCGAGATCCTCCCGATTGAACAGGCTCGCGTAGCCCTCGAATGTTCCGTCGCTGTCGGCCTGCTTGAAATCGAGCGAGATGAACTTGACCTCGGAGACGGGCACGAATTGCGTCGGCGGCGGCGCAAAGCTTGTCCGTTCCCATGCGCGAAAGGCCATGAGGCGTGATCTCCTGGTTGTGTTCGGTGTAAATGCCGGCGCGTTCGTCTCGCGCGGCAGAAACAAAAAAGCCCGAGCGAGGCTCAGGCTTTTGTGGTCGTGATCGGCAGCGCGGCCGCTACGCGATCCGCTCCCGCATCAATTGCAGCGAAACAGCGCTTTAATCTCTCCGTTGCGGTCGACTTCAGCTCGGAACGTATCTGCCTTCGTCGAGTGCCTTCATCATGCCTCGTGCATACGCAGCCTGTGGGTATTCGTTATTATCGCTTATGTGCTGAAGCGCTTGACGCGCTGCCTCCGGATCAATGGACAGGGTGGCGATGGCCGCCTTCAGGCGAACTTCGGAATTCGGATGATCGATCAGCGGCAGCAATAGACGCCTCTGATCGTCGTCTCGTTCCTTCAGCTCCTGCTCCAGCTCTTCCATTTTATCGTAGAGACGATTGTATTTTCCAATCTCGTCTTCCAGTAGGGCATTGTCCTGCTCAAGCGCCATCGTCGTAAATTGTTCGACCAATTGCTCCACAGTCATCTCCTGAAGTGCGATCCGCTTCATGGCTTCAACACTCCGTGCTCAATGAGAGCCTGATGGCCGATCCTTGTTCTCTCGGCCCAATTCTTCCCGCGCAGATATTCACGAGGAGATAGTCCTCCGAGGACTCTCTGCTTTGTTCCAAACCAACCATTTATTTGCCAATGCTTCAACGTCGGGATGCGTACCAAGTTGTCTGGCCCATCGATAATATCGCGCCCGAATCCTTCCCTCTCGGCGGGCGTTTGCTCAACGATGTGATGGATATCATAGCCTCCGGCGGGAGCGGCAACTCGCTTCTGCAATTCCTCCAGCCTCTGGGGCTCATCAAGGTATGCCGAGACGTACGGCTCGAGTTCGTACGCCCAGACCACACCTTCCACGAGCTTGCCGACCACCCCGCCTTAACGGCCCGCCCATTTAGCCACTTCCTTGATGATGCGATTTCGTTCTCTGCCGCTGTTGGGACGATTTTTAGGAATTTTAGGAGGGCCGTGATCATTTTGAGCGACTTGCGCGCCGGGCTTCCAGAAGTCAGCGTCGTCGTCATTTGCGTCCGAAATAGTGCGATTGTCTGAACTGCCGCTCCCGCCTCCGCCTGATCCACCTCCCTCGTCCACCCACTGGCCGCCGTCGGGGTCGCCGCGCGGCGCGCGGGCCTGATCGGATCTGTATTTTGCGCCCGCCTTCGGCAGGACATTTGCGCCCGCCTTCAGCAGGACATTTCTACCCGCTTTCGGCAGGACCAATTTTCTTAGAACGGAGGATTGGTCGGGTTCCGTCGCGCCTGCAGGCGGCGGCTCGTCGAGCGGCGCATAACCGACCGCGGCGCGCTTTTCGTTCAAGGTGAGGAAGCTCACCTTCTCGATGCGGGCCCAGAGCGCTTCCCGCTCCGACGTCAGCGCCTCGATCTGATCGAGGTCGGGGCGCAGCTCCAGTCCGGCGCCTTGTCCGGCCGTCTCCGGGAACCCCCACGCGGGCGCCAGCCACGACGACAGCGCCTTCGCGGTGCGCGTCACAAGCGGCAGCACCGTGGATCGCCAGAATGCGCGTTGGGCTTCCTGATAATTGGAGAACGTGTTGTCGCCCGGGATGCCGAGCAGCATGGGAGGGACGCCGAATGCGAGCGCGATCTCACGCGCGGCACCATTGCGCGCGGCGATGAAGTCCATGTCCTTCGGCGAGAGGGAGAGCGGCTTCCAGTCGAGACCGCCTTCGAGCAGCAGCGGACGCCCAGCGCGACGCGGCCCCTGGAAGCCGTCCTCCAATTCCGCTTTGAGGCGCTCGAACTGCTCGGGCGTCATGCGGCCGTCGGCGCCGCCGTAGACGAGCGCGCCCGAGGGCCTTGCGGAGTTGTCGAGCAGCGCCTTGTTCCAGCGCCCCGCCGTGTTGTGGATGTCGATGGCCTGCGCGGCGGCCTCGACGGGGCTCATGCCGTAGTGGTCGTTCGTGGGATGGAAGAGACGCAGGTGCAGGATCGGGCGCACGCCGGGCACGGGCTCGTCCTCGAAGCGGACAGTGCGGCCGGCGCATGTGTATTCGTAGGCTTCGGGCCAGCCTTCTGCTCCGGGCACCACCTTCATGCGGTCGGGGCGGAGCGCATGCAGCTCGCGCAGGCGGCCGTCCAGGCCCACGGCTTCGACGTAGGCGTTGCCCGCGACGAGCAGATAGCCGTACCAGGCTTCGAGGAAATCGGTGCCGGTGTGATCGAGGCTCGGGCGTGACAGCAGATCGAGCAGCGGGTGCTGCTCGTGCTCCTCGTCGCCTTCGAACAGCATCAGCGGCACGGACGCCGCGGCTTCCGCGATCATGCGCACGGCGCGATAGACGATGGCGTTCTGCATGAAGCCTTCGCGGGCGAAGGCTTCATAGTCGCGCGGGGTCCACACCGGACGGCCGAGGGTTTCGAGAACGATCAGCGGGCCGGTGGCGCTCGCCTTCTCTTCGGGCGCGAGAGCGCGAACGGCATCGGGCGTCGTCCGGCGCGGCCAAAGCCCCGCCAGCGTGTCCAGGATACGCGGCATGCAGTGTCCTTGTTCGAAGTCTAGAGTTGCCGGATGGCAGGCGCGGCAGCGCGATCGATCATCAGGTCGGTCAGCGCCCAGACCAGCGCATCGACGCGGTCCGGGCTTCGGCCTCGTGCGAGGCCATCGGCGCCGAAGGCGAGCATCTGCTCTTCGAGCGTCGCGTGCACGCCGACATGGGCCACGCGGCCCTCGGCGTAGAGCGCTGCGACCGGCTCGGCGCGCAGCCACTTGCCGCGTGTCGCACGAACGGTGTGCACAGCGACGGCTTCATCGATCTGACGCAGAATGGTGACGACGAGGTCTCCGCCCTGATTGACCTCGGCGACGACGCGATCCGCCATATGCTCGCGATAGGCGCGCACGGCAGCGCGGGCCCACACCTGCGGCTCGCGGCCCTGCAACGAACGATCGGCCACGATGTAGGCGCGGCCATCGCGCGCGAGACCGGCGACGATGATGCCGCAAGCGTCGGAACGCGCGGTCGCCGTTACGGGCGGATCTACGGCGACGACGATGCTCGTCAGCTCAGGGCAATCTCGAACACGATGCTGCTCGATCCAGTCGCGGCGCCACAAGCTTCCCGACTGTTCGTCGACGATCTCTCCGAGCAGCTCCTGACGTCCGAGCGCGGTGCCGTTGTAGCGGCGCTCCATCTCCGCGATGAAGGCGGGGGCGAGATTGGCGCTGTTGGCCGTTGTGGACGCTCGCGTGATCACGGTGCCGGTGTCTTGCATGATCGCCTTCAGAAGCGGCAGCGGGCGTGGCGTCGTCGTCACGGCAATGGCAGGCGCTTCGCCCAAACGCATTCCGAACTGCAGCATGTCCCAGGCTTCCTCGGCGCGGCGCCACTTCGCGAGCTCGTCACACCATCCGGCATCGAACTGCGGCCCGCGCAGGCTGTCGGGGTCTTCCGCCGAAAACATCTGAGCGATCGTGCCGTTCGGCCAGACGAGCTGCGATTTCGAGCTCTCAAAGACCGGGCGCTCTTCGCTGTTGTGAATTGCGAGCAGACCCGACACGCCTTCAATCATGACGCGGCGAACGTCCGCGAGCGTTTCCCCGACAAGGGCGATGCGCGTTGCCTGCGGCTCACCCAAGGGCGCGATGCCGAGAGCTTTGGCGCGGATCCATTCGGCGCCGGCGCGTGTCTTGCCCGCACCACGTCCACCGAGGATCAGCCAGACGCGCCAGTCCTCGCCCGTCGCCGTCGTCGTGGGCGGCAACTGATCGTCGCGCGCCCAGAGCTGCCAGTCGGAGAGGATGAAATCCAGCGTCTCAAGGTCGAGGCTTGCGAGGACTTCGCTTAGGCGTCCCTCCGCTGCCGAGGCGCTCAA